TTGTTTGAAAGAATTTCTGACTGATTTTGATACATTATGTGATAATGTTAATGATGGAACTTTAATTCCTGATTATAATACATTCTTACAAGTTAAAGAATTCATAACAGAATGCGAAGGATTACTTCTACAATCGAAATTATCTACTGGAGTTATCAGTGTATTAAATTCAAAACTTAGAACTATGAAAGCTCTTAAGGACAAATTATTAACATGTTCACCAGGTTTTTCTAGTTCACGCCCAGAACCAGCAGTTATTTTATTAAAAGGCGGTCCTGATACTAAGAAATCTACTGTTCTTATGTATTTAGCTACAGCTTTAGATAAAGAAGCTCCTTATATGAGAGTACCAGCCCAAGAATATTGGGATGATTATCGTAATCAGAAAGTGTGTATTTTCGAAGAATTCGGAGCTATGATGGATGCTGCTGGAGACACCGAGTCAGAAGCATCTACTGTGATTCGAGCTATTAATACAGCAATATGGCCACTTCATATGGCAAATTTAGAAGATAAAGGAAAGTATAAATTTACTTCCGAATATTGTCTATATACAACGAATATGATTAAATTTCAATCAAATTCTGTCAGAGAAGCTAAGGCTGTAACTCGTAGATTTGGCAAGAACACATATGCTGTATCTCCGAAGGCACAATATTGCCTAGACTATTCAGCTGATATTTATAATAGGAAACTTGATCCAACTAAAATGTCTATTATAAATTCTTCTGAAGAGGGAGAAACATACAGTTTGGCACCTGAAATGTTTGAATTCCATCAAATTGATTCCGTGACCAATGAATCAACTGGTGTTATACTCACTTTTGATCAATTAGTTAAAAGAACTATCAAATTACGTGAATTGAATGTTTCTCGTCATGCTGCTAATTCTAATGCTATGGAAGTCTTCAAGATGGAAGATATAGATGAGATTGATGGTTTTTTTACTGAAGACATTTTTGATGATGTCCCTATGATGAATATCATTGAAAAACCAGCTACAGAGAGATCTATTGAAAAAGTCAAATTTATTTTAGAGAAAGTTCCTTGGGTAAAATTTATACTACAAGAAATGTCTGTAAATATTATGAAACTTGGAGATCCAGTTGTCTACATGGCCAATGTTTGGGATGTAGAAGGTGATGCAGCTATGAAAGCTGCTATCAAAGGAAAATCTCTTTATTCTTTGCTATATCGGTACAGAAGTGCCGGTTTTGTAACTATAGAAGGAGATATTGATAAAGTCACAATGGAGAGCGTACTTACTTCCCCTAAAGTGAGTAAAGTTCGTCATTATCTTACTTATGGTATACCTGTAGTTACGGCTCTAATAGCTGTTTATAAAATCTATAGTGTATATACTATACCTTATGATGAACCAGCAGAACTACAGTCCCCTGGTGTAGTTCAAAAACTAAAACCAGGACCAGTTAAATCCGTTAAGGAACATTTGACTAGATATAGACAGAGTGTTCCTCAGATGGGTTCTATGAATGATCCGGCTGGTACTACTTTTGTAGATGCTAGATTATCTAAGAATGCGTATGTTATGTCTAGAGATAATATTACTTTAGGTACTATTACTTTCGTGAAAGATAAATACGCTTTAACTAGTGCACATTTTGCATTGAGTTTTGAGAGAGATATCAAAAATCCGGAATTAGAACTAAATAGAGATTCAATATTGGATTTCCATAGATGTTCAGGAGGAAAACATGCTGCTCATTATCAGTGTACTATTGGCTCCTATTTGGATGGTATCATTTTTGATGAAGATCTCTTCCAAAGAGATTTTTATATTATTAAAATGCCTGGTCAATTTAATGTGCATGCTGACATTAGAGATATGTTTAAACATGCAACTGAATTTAAAGAAGTTTACGAACATGTTAGACGTAGTGCTTTTTCTATTGATCACGGTGTTCTCTCTAAAACTGAAAATTACAGTGTAGGAAGAATAATTCATAATCATTCTATAAGATACATTGATAAAATATTACAACCAGATTTCATTTATGAAATGCCCATGGTTGGTGTTTTAGGCCAATGTGGATCTTTATATATTGAAATGAATCCTAAGGTTCAAAAGAAGAAAGTAGTAGGAATACATATTTCGGGTGACGGGAGATCCAGTTTTGCTTTTCCAGTAACCAGAGATGACTTGGATGCAGTTCTTGCAGAGAATTTCTGTGAGGATGAAGAACTAATTCTTTCAGAAACTCAGATGGGTACAGATCCATTTGAAGGGAAGTTTAGTTTCTACCATCATGCAAAAGGTTTAGTGAGACCTATGAAATCTACTTTTCAGAAGTCTGAAATGTACGGAGAAATTATTGATCCTATTACATTTCCTGCACCTCTTAGGCCTTTTGGAAATCCCAGAATAAATCCATCTTTGGTTTCTTTGGGGAAGTACAATAAGCAACAACGTTATTTCGTTGATGAAGAAATTTTGAAGCAATGTATTGCTTCAGAAAAAGATTGGTATAGATCTACTAAGAAAGGTCTTGTTGAACCAAGAATATTCACTAATGAAGAATCTGTTATTGGATTAGTCGATGATGATGATTTTGGACCTGTCTCTAGATCTTCATCTCCAGGTTACCCTTATGTATTAGATCGTAAGAAACCTAAGAGACATGATTTCTTTGGAGATAAAGAAGAATTTGATTTGACTTTGCCTGATTGTATTGCAC